CTAGGCGGCCTTCACGGTGTGCGACACGCCGTAGGTGAGCAGCATGTCGCTCATCGCGCTCGCCACCGAGTCCAGATCCTCGACGAATAGATCCGCGTACACATCCAGGGTCATCGCGGCGCTCTTGTGCCCCAACTGGCGTTGCACGAGCTTGACATTGGCGCCGCTGCGGACCATGAGACTCGCCGCGGTGTGTCGCAGATCGTGCATCGTCATCCTGGGCACTCCGGCGCGGTCACATGCGGCGCTGAACCAGTTGCCATCCTTGGACGGAGAGTCCACCTGTCGCATATACCCGTCCAGAGGGCCCGTAAACAGCAGCTGGTCGCTGTTTTCCCGGCCGTCTATCACGTCATGCAGGTAGGGGTCCAGAAACGCCGGAAACGACACCGTACGGGCCTCCTCGCCCTTGAGCGTGCCCAGCACGATCTTCCCCCGCACCTGGGTGGCGCTCAGGTCCAGCGGGATCCTGTGCCTGTCGAAGTCGATCTCGTCTATGTGGATCTCGATGGTCTCGCCCCATCTCGAGCCGATCGTGCCCAGCATGAGCACCAGCAGACGTCGTTTGCGCTCCTCGTACGTGGGCCGCTCCCCCATCGTGGTGATGCACGCGTTGGCCAGACGCATGAGCTGGCCGGCGGTCAGGTACGTGTGGGGCTTGCGGCGTTTTTTGGGCAGTGTCACCCCTCTGGCGGGGTTCTCTGCGATCCTGTGGTCGGCCATGGCGTCGTCGAGGATGCCGGCGAGCACTCCGTGCGCCCTGAGCACCACGCTCGCGCTTCTGCCGGGCTCGGTCACCTCGCCCTTGTCGTCGAGCTTGTCTGAGCCCAGCGCCGTGACCCATTCCTGGACGGCACCGCGACGGATGTCCAGCACGCGCGTCGAGCCGAACACCGGTTTCACGTGGATGCGCCACGCGTCCTCGAGATCGTCCAGATAGCTGGGCTTGGCTACCAGAGCTTTCTTGGCGAGCCACGCGGGCGCCAGGTCACCGACTGTGACCGAACCCATGGTGGGATCGACCCACGTGCCGGTGTTCTTGCTGACCGTGTTGGCGGCCTCCCAGTCCACGGCGTCACGCTTGCGCTTGAACCCGCGCTTCCGCGTCCACTTCCCCGTGGGCTTTCGATACCGCACCGCGTACCGCGTGACCCCGGCCGTGTTCTCGTAGGCCTCGATGCTCACGCCAGCACCTCCACGATTCCGCCCGCAGCCACACGCATGCGCTCGCGCCTCCCCACGTCCCTTAGAATGAGAACTGCTACATATAGCTTGGAGGACCGATGGCCCATGAAGAACACCACGATAAAAGCGATAGCTCGAGGAATGAAACGGGGACTCAGCATCGCGACGCAGCCGAACCCGACGACCGAATTCCAACGCATCCGCAGGAACATTCTGGAGACCAACACCATGAAAGCGGCGTCGATGTCGGTGCAAACGGCGATGATCCACTCGATGCAACGCATGGCGAAGCGCGGATAATCGCAACCAGAAGCTCCTACTGGTCCGGACTGACCCCCTCCCCCGAGGACATGGAGGGATTCAAACGAGTGGATCCATCGTTCCCCGACCGCATCATGCGCATGACCGAGGAATCCACCCACGCCCAGAACAAGGCCCTGCTCACCACCACGAAACTGGAATCGTGGTCCGTGCTCCTCACCTCGATCGGATACACCGTACTGCCCTAGGCCGCCGCTATAACCCTCGCATTCACCGGCCACGACATAGCGGCAGGCATCGCCGCGCTCGCCGGCCTTGCAGAAACAGGCCCCAAGATCATCCAGGCGATACGGGGCGCAAAAAACGACAAAAACTGACGACGACAATTGGATATGCTCCATTCCCCGTCCCGCGGTAGAATGAGCCACGGAACGGTCCTTGATTTTGGTAGGTGCTGTTTCAGGCCGGGTCGAGTGTTGGTAGCACTCGCCGGCATCGGATCCCGCATGTTGGTAGCATGCGGGATCTTTTTCGTTTAGAGGATTTCACTCCTTTCTGTCGTAGATCTGTTCCGGCAACGGGGCCGCTCGGCGGATGAAGTCCCCCATGCCCGGCACGGAGAATGACAGGTAGCCGCGTTCCGGAGCATATGCGAGACCACTCTCGATAAGGCCCTTGCGGATCCGCGCCACTTCGGAAACCGGTCGTTTCAGTCTTTCCGCGATCTCGGATGAGGAACAGAGCTCCTTCCCGATGGATGCCATGGCGCGCATGTATTCTCGTTCCGATGGCCTGGCGCGCTGCCAGCGGGATTCGTAGAGGCCTCGGTCGAGTACCTCTCGTGCGACCGGCTCTCCCTTGTCCACTGCCGACAGAGGGATCGGCGACGAGTCCGATGCCTCGAATGCCGCGGATCCGTATGCCTGGATGAAATACGGGTATCCCTGTGACAGCGTGACGAGACGGTCCAGTGCGTCGTCCTCGAACCGGCTGACCCTGCTGATGGTCTTTATGTAGCAGTCGCGCGTCTCGTTCTCGGGCAGACTGCCGATCTGCCGGTATTCGAACAGTCGTTCCGCGTACGAGCGGGATTTCGTCAGGACGCCCGGTAGGTTCGGCAATCCCGCCGCGATGACGTAGAAGGGAAGATCGTCCTGCCCCATGGTGTGCTGCAGGCCGATGATGGTGCCCATGAGCTCCTTCGGCATCTCCTGGAACTCGTCGATGAACAGGAACAGGCCGGAGTTGTGCTTCTTGAGCGTGGTGCATAGCTCCTCGACCATCATCTCCAATACCAGGGATTCCGACGTGGGGGCCTCCTCGTCCCGGCTGGGGCCGAATGAAGCCTGGAGCACGCCGATATGGACCGAAACCTCGTTGACGTGCTTCACCGCGGCGAGCAGGCTTTCCCGCAGGCTCTTGTCCCGTTCCTTCAGGATCGCCTTTGACACGCCCTCGAATATCGCGGCATAGTCGTGCTTGGGATCCTGCGTGGCCTCCAGACGGATGGCGAGCAGTCCCCCTTCCGTCACCATGTCGCGCATCTTGAGCAGGAGCACCGTTTTCCCGACGCCCCTCAGCCCGCTGTACACGAGACCTTGATTCGAGTATCCCGCCTTGGTCCGGGCGATGATCCGGTCCATGATCTCGAGTTCATGCTCGCGGCCCGCGAGATCCTTGGGCTGTCGCCCGGCACCGGGTACGAACGGATTCAGACCGTGCATTATCGCATGACGCGTTTTACCGTCCTCCATGCTTCTCCTTCGATGCCCACATATGAGCTTTATACAATTTTATACCTGTAAATACAGTTTTATACCCATTTATACCCGCGAATACACGTCTACACGAATTGTTCCGTTTGGGCCGTCGCCTCCCTGAGGATGTGTTGCCAGTCGTGGATGATCTGGGTGGTGACGTCGAGTTCGGCGGCGATCCGGTAGACGTCCCCGTCGTACATGGCCTCGGCGATGGCGTATTCGGCGGGGTTGACCAGGAGGAGCGCCGTCTGTCGACGGCACCGGTGTTCGGCCTTGGCGCCGGCCCACCCGCTGGTGGTGTCGTCGCCGTGCCGGTAGTGGACGAGCTCGTGGGCGAGGGCGCAGCGTTTCCTGGTGTCAGTCTGGCGTTGGTCGATGAGGATCGTGTCGAGGCTCGGACAGCAGACGCCGGCGATGTCGCCGGGCAGGATGGCGAGTTCGATCGTGAGCTGCGGGTTGGCCGCGAGGGCGGTGTCGCTCATGCGTTCGTAGCTCATACCCGGCGTGATGGGGATCATGGACACGATTACTTCTTCCAGCGCAGGCGCCCGTCTGATGCGGTCTGGCAGGTGAGGGTGGTGCCGGCGCTGCTGGTTCCGGTGGCTCCGGCCGTGCTGCAGAACGCGCCGCCGCGCACGGTGCCGGAACTGCTCGAGCCACTGTTGGAGCTGCTGCTGGAACTGTTGGAGTTGCTGGCGGTCGAACCGCTGTTCGAACTGCTGCTCGAGTTGCTGGACTGGGCGGCCTGTTCGCGTTGGCTGATGGCGTTCTCGCGGTTGTCGAGGTCGGTCTGCCTCTGGTCCTGTTCCTGCTGACGCTTGTCCTGGAGTTCCTTGTATTCGCTGCTGGTGGTGGGGTCGGCGGCGGTGTTGGCGCCGATGCCGATGGCGACGAGGAACGCGATGATCAGGCCGATGCGCTTGGGCCATTTGCTTTTCTTCTTGCCGTGCTTGCCGGATCCGGACGATTCGGGCGACTCCGCCGGCGGCTGGATGGGCGGGACGTTGTTATTCGGGGCGGGCTGTTCGGGCATGGTGATGGTGGGCGCGTCCTGTGCCGGCTGCGCGATGGGCGTTTCGGGCGCGGTGGCGTCGGCGATGGGCATGGTCGCGTCGGCTACGGGCGTGGGGCTGTAGGCGGGCAGGCTTGGGATTGCCGTGGTCTGGATCTGCTCGTTGTTCTGCTGCTTCTTCATGGTCTTCTCCTTGTGTCTTCTCGTGGTCTTCTTGGCTTTTGTTGGTCCGCTGATCTTCTGTGTGTATGAGATTCCGGTTCCTGGTATCGAGGCGCCGACGCTGGTGCCTGTCTTGCCGATGGTGACGTGTGGGGCTCCTCGTTTGCCGAGGGTGACGCTGCTGATGCCCTTCTTGCCGATGTTGACTCGGACTCCCTTGCCGAGGCTGATGCTTTTTCTGAATCTGAATCCCATGGGCTACTCCTAACTGCCTTGCGGTCCATGGCCGTCAACGCTGACGGTTGGTCTGAAATATATGGTTTTACGCGGCTTCGTCGCCGTCCCCGTCGAGCTTGTGTTCGTCATGCAGGGCGGCGAGACCGAGATCATCCCGGCCAGCGGACATGGCCTGTACACGAGACAACACATCCTCAACACGAGAATCACCGGCGCTGGGCGAATTGACAGCCTCTCCCATTTCTTCAATAAGGCGACGATAGGCGCTGTCGATGACCTCTCTTGGATCCACGCCGATGAGTTCACATGTATTGAGCAAGGCCTCAATGGGCATCGAAGGCTTTGCATTAATCCATTTCGAATAACCGGATCGAGAATGTCCCAATCGGTCAGCGACCTGAGATTGCGAAATCTGCAATCGAACGAAACTCGCCTTTAGCTCTAGGCCAATCAGCTGCGAAAACCGCTGGCCTCGATTCTTTGAATTACTCATATGGTCAGTATATTTCCTTATTTGCATATGCGCAATCTACATTGCGGGTACTGCGATCTTCATTTGAGCAACACGCCGATTGACGAATCTCTATCCGTCGATTAACGTTTCTCATATGAGCACTACAGAACTACGGACGTGGATAGGTCGTCGAATTGAGAAATTAATTCACGACAAGGGCATGACTAAGCGTGCCGTGTCGGAGAAATCCGGCATGCCCTACAGCAGCCTTAACAGCAAACTCAAGGGATATCGCAGCTTCGATCTCGACGACATCCTTGCCATCTCCGAAGCGATCGGAGAACCGCCTTCGTCCTTCCTGCCCCCGCAATTCCACGCTTCCGCGCTCGCTGGCGGGGAGGTGGAGTGATGACGCTGTTCGGACAGAAGGGTATTGGCGGGGATTTCCTGTTGACGCGGGATCCGGATCGTGAGAGTCCGGGTAGTCCGTATCAGTTCAGTCTGGCGGTGTTCGGTTCTCGCAGGTCGGAGTATCTGCGGTTGGATGCGTTGACCAAGGGCGATCTGCTGTACATGCGTCGGGCGATCGACCGAATGCTCAAGGAATCGAGAAAGGAGGAGTGATGTCACTTCCCTTTGTGTTTCTTCGACATCTTGGCGGCCGCCTTCTTAAGGGCCGTGATCTCCCTGTCCTGCGAGACGACGACGGCGGAGAGATGGTCGATCATCCGCCCCTGCTCGAGGGTCTGCTCCGTGAGCTCGTGGATGACGTCGGCCGTCTTGTCCAGCAGGTTGAGGATCAGGGTGTTCCGCGCTTCAAGTGCACGTACGCGCTCTGCCGTGGTCTTGCGCTGGCCGGTACGGGGCTGCTGCTGGTCTCCGTCCGTCTGCTTTCCCTCCGCATTGATCGTGGTCAGCGCGTCCACGATGGCGGCCGTGGCCTGGGCAAGGTTGTTCAGGTCTTCCGTATCCATTGATTCTTCCCTTCGTCGGGGGTTGGTTTCCTGCCAGATTCCAGCGTACCGGCGAGGGGATTCCACAAAGGCATCTACCAAAACAGGGGTTCCGGCGGCTACCAAACGCCGGGACCCCATCGACTCGAAAGGAGGCTTGCTATGAGCCCCGAGGATGTGGCGCGTCGTCTGGATGAGGGCGACGTGCTGATCAGCACGAAAACCGCGGCGAAGCTGCTGTGTGACGACGAGCCCAACGCGGCCTACAAGTGGCTGGCGGCTCGCCGTCAGGAGCCCAACAACGATCTGCCGTTCGTTCAGTTGGGCAGTGTGATCCGTTACTGGCGTAGCGATCTCATCGCGTACATCGCAGCCCATACCTATCTGTCCACTCTTGAATATGCGAAGTGAGGTTGTCATGAATCGTTTTCTGACCGTCGGCGGGCTGGTGTTGCTCGCGTGTCTGTTTCTGGGTGCGGTCCTGTTGGGCGGCTGGCCGGGCACGGGGTGCATGGTCCTCGCGTGCGTGGTGGGCGTCGGCCTGGCGGACGTGTACATGGAGGCCATCCTGCACGTGTTGGGGCTGGACCGGTGAGGGGTGATCGCATGACCCGCGCGCGTCTGCGCCGGCTGATGCTCGTCTCCGTCATCGTGTTCACCGCATTGGGCCTGCTGGGCCTGATGGTGGGAGTGCATGACATGGACGGGTACGGGATCCTGCGTGGCCTGGTCGTGCTCACGTGCGCGTGGCTGGTCGCCCTGTCCCGAGAACGACTCTAGGAGGAGAAAACATGGCGAATGACATTCTGGTCACGGTGGTGGGCAATCTGACCGCCGATCCCGAGATCCGCACCATCCCAAGCGGGAGCACGGTCGTGAACTTCACGGTCGCCTCCACGCCGAGCCGCTATGACTCGAGGTCGGGCCAGTGGGAGGACGGGGAGACCACGTTCCTGCGGTGCAGTGCGTGGAACGGGCAGAAGCGCACCCTGGCGACGAACATCGTCCAGTCCCTGTCGAAGGGACAGCGCGTGGTCGCGCAGGGGTACATGAACCAGCATGACTACACGGGCAACGACGGGGTGACGCGTACGAGCATCGAACTGCGCGTGACGGCGATCGGCCCGGACCTGTCCACGCAGATCGCGGTGTGCGAACGCAACCCCAAGCCCCAGCAGCAGCCACAGGCGGCTCAGCAGCAGTCAGGCTATACGGGCGGTTTCGCGGGAGCCGCGCGCAATCGGCAGCAGCCGCAGTCTCAGGCCGGTGAGGAGAGTCAGGAGCCGTGGGCGGCCGGCGCCACGTATGGCTCCGGGTATGGAGAGGAGCCCGAGTTCTGATGGTGTTCGGAACGGAACCGCAAAGGAAGTCGCGTCGGTTCGTGGATTTGGAGCGTGATCTGATCCGTGAGGCGGTCAGGGATCTCGAGGACATTCAGGCCAGGAAGACGAACGGCACTGTGAGGCCGGGACCGGCGGCGGATGTGGCGAAGAGCGTCATCCACCGTCTGGGCCGTGACCTGGACCACAAGGGCAAGCACGGCACGCCCGCCGCCCTGTCGCGGGCGGAGCTGATCGCGGGCAACGGGTGGATCCCCGAAGCGATCCACATACTCAACACGATGATCGGAGGCACGAGATGATAGCGGTGCAGAAGACGCCGGACGGGATCCTGGTGGACATGGATGACGCGAGGTTCGTCACGTCCTCGGCCGAGCAGGGCTCGCATATGAGCCTGTTCCTCACCGAGGCGCAGGCCTCGCGGTTGGAGGATCTGCTGGCCAGGAGGCACGTATGAGCCGTGAGCCCTCCGAGAGGTTGAAGGCCGTGGTGGACGAGCGCGACCAGTGGTCGTGCGTCCGCTGCGGCGTTTCGCTGTATGCCACTGGCGGCAGTCGACATCACCGGCAGTTGAGAAGCCAGCAACCAAACCCCAAACTCTTGAATCGCCCGTCGAATCTGATCCTCCTGTGCGGATCCGGTACGACGGGCTGTCATGGCTGGGTGCACGCGCATCCGGCCGAATCGTATGAACAGGGCTGGCTCGTCCATGGATGGGACGATCCGACCCTGATCCCGGTCCGCTACCGGATCGGGAATCGTTTTTACACACTGCTGCTCGACGACGAGGGCGACAAGGAGGAGTCATGAGCGTTCAGGCGATGAGCTGGGCCATGGACGAGGCCCCGACGAAGGACAAGGCCGAACGCATCGTGCTGATCTACATGGCCGATGTGGCAGACAAGTACGGGCGCAATTCGTTCCAGTCGGCCGCGACGATCGCGAAGCGCAGCCGATACGGGATCACTGCGGTACGCACCGCCATCAAGGGACTGAAGGCCAAGGGCCTGATCCGCGAGGGCGACCAGCGGCGTATCGGATGGATGCCCAACGGGCAGCGTCCCGTGGTCTACGACCTCGACCTGGACGTGACCTGGGACACCGTGGAGGCACAGGAACCCACCACCGTGGAGCCCGAAACCACGAAAAACGACACCCCTCCAGAATCCGGAGGGGTCAGCAAGCCGGCAGTAGGACGGACCCGCAAAACCACCCCTCCAGAATCCGGACCCCTCCAGAAATCGGACCCGTCCAGAAAACCGGTTCTGACCCCTCCAGAATCTGGACCCAAACCCAATAAGAACCGTTATATAACCCCACCTCCTACGGAGGTGTCCCCTACCCGAGGGGAGACCCACCCGAAAACCAAAAACCCCAAACGCCATGAACTGCCCACGGACTGGACCCCCAGCCCCGAGGCACGCCAGCTCGCCCGCCAGCTCGGCGTGAACCTCAACCGGTCGGAAGCCAGCTTCCGCCTCTGGGCCCTCGAGAACCACCGCAGGCTCCGCGACTGGGACGCCCGCTTCCTGCGCTGGATCCACGGCGACGCCAAACCCGCCGCCACACCGGACCAGCAGCAGAAGCCCACACCCGTCCCCGCCCGCCACCAGAACAGCGAACACAAGCACACGGCAGGATGCGAGCACGTATCGGACCTCATCCGCCCGATCGAACACCGGTTCAGCACCGACCGCGTGGGAGGCAGGTTCGGCAGCTCACCGCGCTCGCAGGCACGCCAGCTGGCGGCGGACATGCTCAACGAGGGCAGGGATCCGGTGGAGATCCGCGGCGTGCTGACCGGCCGACTGGCGCCGGACGAGCTCATGCAGATCGCCTAGCGAAAGGAACACACTGAAAATGAACGAACTCGACAAGCCCGTCCGCCTGCTGTGGGTGGACGTGGAGACCACGGGACTGGATCCGGCAAGCGGTCACCTGCTGGAGGCGAGCGTGAGGGTCACGGACCTGGCTGGCGTGGAACTCTCCCGCCATCACGTGCTGGCCCGCCCCGAGCACTGGGAGACGGTCCTGAGGGGCATGGATGCTCGCTGGCGCCACACGCACACCGTCAACGGGCTGATCGACGCGGTCTCCTCGCTGGCCCCGCATCTGGGAGACGTCCGGTTCGCCGGCCTCGGTCTGACCGCGTTCATCGTCGCGCAGGCCCGTGAGGCGGTCCTCCGTCCGGCGGGATGGAACCCGCAGTTCGATATGCGCTGGCTCGCCTGTACGGCACCCGACGCCCTGGGCCTGCTGGACTACCACTGGATGGACGTGCAGTCCGCGTTCGCACTGCTCGAGCACCTGTCCCCCGACACGGCCCGCAGGATCCTCGACCAGGCGCCCGAGACCGATCACAGGAGCGACCAGTGCCTCGACAGGGAGATCGGCATCTACCGGCTCCTGCGCCGAGCCATGCTCGTCGGCTCTCTCGGATTCCACGAGGTGGCCCTATGAGCCAGTTGAAGGTCAGCGCGCAGGCCAGCCAGCACGGCAACTGCGTCATCCTCAAGACCGACCTCACCCACACCCGCGGCAGCAGGGCCCGCGAACTCACATCCTGGCGCATCACCCCGGAACAGGCCGAGGCGCTCGCCGACCAGTTGGATCAGGCGCTCGACGAATGCGAACGCCGCAGGAAGGAGAACCAATGACAACCCCGAGGAAATACCACCGGCTGAGCCCATGCCCGTTCTGCCATACCAGGATCCGTGTCACGCGCATCCCCGCCCCGTACGGGTGGAAGTGGCGGTACGAGTGCCCGTCCTGCCATGTGCGCTTCTACACGATGCACACCACCTCCCGGATCCCCACGGACGAGGCGCTGCGTACCGGGATCCGCGTGTGGAACCGCGCGGTCAACGGCCACAAGGGATTCGCATGGTATCTGGATTGCATCAGGGAGCAGCTATGAGCATGCGCGACATCCTGACCGAACGCTACCCCATCCCCGACCACCCGTACGAGCCCGTCACCGTCAGCCGACTCGATTTCGCGGTCATGCAGGCCCAGGCATTCGCCGCCGGCGTCGCATGGCAGCAGCAACAGGAGGAATCATGACCAGCATCATCGCAGAAGAGGCCAAGCGTCTCTACCAGGACCAGAATCTCCGACGCGCCTACCTCAGAGGAGCCATCCGCAAGCCAACGGATATGGAACTCGACCAGGCCGCCGAACTCCTGTACACGCTCATGACCAACGACGACAAGGGATACCGGGAAGCCAGCGAGGAGATCCAACACCACTGGCGGTACATGGCCGGAAGCGTCATCGCCCGAGCACAATGCTCCTGCATCGACCCTGCCATCACCTACACGGAGACCAACGAATGACCAACAACCAGACGGCACGCATCTACACCCAAACCGAACTCGCCCACGCCATCAGCTACGCGCTCGCCGACCTCGACCTGACCATCACCCTCAACCAGTGCGAGGACGGGGAGGCCGACTGGGAAACCATCGCCGCGCTCGCCGACAGGATCTACGAGCATTCAGGCATCCCCACCGACATCAGCATGCTGGAGGACGCATGATCGGCGAGCACGTGGCCCGCATCATCATCCGATGGTGGAACGCGGGCCTGACCATCCAGGAGATCCAGGAACTCAACCCGTTCGTCCCGTACGACGACATCGCCGAACTGATCGGCACCTACGAAACACGAAAGGACCAGCAATGAGCTTCCCGACAGAAATCATCCGAGGAACCCTGACCGACATCGCCTTCAAGGAGCCAAACAACAGGCTCTGCTACGACGTCGACGACATTCACCCCATCAGCACCCGCACCATCCTCATTCCCCAGGGCTTCGACTACGAGGAATTCATTGCCATCACCGAAGCCATCCACACCGCGCTCGCAGGCATGGAGGAATCGTGACCGTCGCTGATGTCACCGCGATCCTGCTGGCCGGCGTCATGTGCCTGATCCTGCTCATGGCGTCGGCCACGATCTGCATGTGCATTCTGCACCGCGAGTTCGGCTGGAATCCGTTCACGACAAGGAGGAAGCGATGAGCATCTTCACCACCGAGGACGAGGAGATCAGCTACTCCTCGATTATCCACGACTACGCGCACGCATGGGCCACGGACCCCGACGATATTGAGCTACGCCGGCATCGGATCATCACATGGCTGGCCAACCGCGACCGAAAACTCTTGAAGGCCGCGGCCGCGCAGGCATGGGAAAAAGGCGTCCAATACGGAATGAACGTCGTAAGAACCGCCGCCAATTCGGCGCGCGTGGGCCCCATCAGCGAAAACCCCTACATCATGGAGGAGAACCAGTGAGCACCAACACGAAATCCCAGCGCAACAAGATCCAGCACGACTACGCGCAGCTGCAGGACGACTCCCTGACCACGTCCTTTGATGCCGATGCCATGTACGTGGCGACCCTCGCCATCATCAACATCGCGGAAACCCTGGAACGCATCGCAAAAACCCTGGAAAACGTCGACAAGCAGTTGCAGACAACCATGGCCAGGGCATGGGCCGAAGGCTACGCCGCAAACAGCCCCTCACACATGATCGGCCCATACCACGCGCCACGCAACCCCTACGACGGCTCGACACCAGAGGAGGAATGAGTGTCCATCATCAACATCACCAAACGCGACCACGCCTACCAGCAAGTCCTCAACCAGATCCACGCCATGCGAGACACCAGCATCGAACACATCGACCACCCCGACACCCGACAGGGATACCTCACCGCGCTCGCCGAACTCGAACACTGCCTCAACGACTGGATGCGACCGCCAAAAACCCTCCGGCCCCACTAAACAAAAAGCCCCCACCCAAAGGCAGAGGCCGAAACGCATAACCAAGCATACCGCCAACGGGAGGGAACAACCATGACTGCAAACCACACCCCAACCGACGAAACCGACAACACCAACACCACACACGTCACATGCCGCATCTGCCCCACATGCGCCGCGAACGCGCTCGCCGACGGGATGACGATCTGCCGGCAGTGCATGCGCGCCTACGCCCGTCAGCTCACGCTTCTGCGCCATCATCTGGCTGTCCTGCAGCTGGTCATCCGCCGTGAGGTGCATCTGCGCGAGCGCGGCGGCGGGAGGGGTTCGTTCGCGCCGTTGGGCATCGATGTGTCCGCAGCCGATCTCGAGGCCGAGGTCGAACGTTTGATCGATGGGATCTGTGAGGCGGCCGGATTGCCCGGGGGCCGTTGGCAACGGGCATTGCCGCGGCTGGGCGCGAATCTACGTGTGCTGGCATGTCTGCCCGATGCGGCGGATCATCTCGAGGGGCTTATCAGGCTTAATGGGCGGCTGGAGCGTGTGGCCGATCGTCGGCCGCGGCTGCGCAGGCTTGTCGGGGTGTGTGACGTATGCGGGGCGATGGTCCATGCCGTTCAGGGCGAGGAGTGGGCGGTGTGCGGCCGGTGCGACAGTCTGCTGCATCTGCCCTCGGTGCGTCGGGCGGCTCGCAGACGGTTGGATGTGCTGCATACGACGCAGACCCCGTCCGGGGCCGCCGTGTGGGTGAGCCGGGAGACCGGGATCGACGTGACCCGCGATGACGTCAACAACTGGATCCGCTCGGGCAGGATCACGGCGCCGAAGCTTGAGAACGGCTATCGGGAGTTTCCGATTCTGCGGCTGATCGAGCTGGCCGAGGTGAAAATGGATTCCAAGCAGGAGTAGGCCTACACGCACCTGTGATATACTCGCTTCAGCGATAAGTATGAGAACCCCGAGACCCCTTGTGGATCCGGGGTTCTCTGCGTATTGCCACCTCTCTCTCGAAGACACCGTGCCGCCTCCCCGTCGGCAGTCAGCGGGGAAGCGACACGCCGGATGGTTGGCCGAGTGGTCGAAGGCACCTGTCCAGAAAACAGTCGAGGCGTATCCTCCGGGGGTTCGAATCCCTCACCATCCGCGAACACAGACGGGAGCCCTATGGCTTCGACGAATCCACGATGGAAGAACGGGTATAGACGCAGACAGGAGCAACGGCGCTGGCGAGCCAGCGGAGCTCCCTGCTACATCTGCGGCCGACCCATCGACTACAGCCTGAAAAGTCCCGACCCGTGGAGCTTCGTCATCGACGAGACCCTTCCTCTGGCCAGGGGCGGACGCGTCTGTCACTCCAACAGCGGACCCGCGCACCGATGGTGCAACGGGCTCAAAGGCACCCACAGCCTTGAATGGGCCCGCAACGAAGTCGCCAAACGACTCCAAGCCGGCTCAGGCACGATCCCGACAAAAGCCACCTCTCTCCGGTTCGAATCCAGCGACTGGTAGCCCCTCCATAGGGGGATATACCCCCGCCTCCGGTCTCGAGGTGCCCTCGGGTGCAGCGCCTTTTTTTCCACGGACGTTTTTCCACAGGAGACCACCATGGCCAAGACCTCCTCGGGCGTTCGAGGAACCGTGTACAACGCCGCCAGATCCAACGACCGACGGCGGTTGCTGGTCGCGATGCGCAACAAGATCGCCACCGCGCTCGACGAGGGCGTTTCCGCACGCGACCTCGCGGCCCTGACCAAGCGACTGGACGACATCACCCGCGAGATCGAATCCATCGACGCGCGGGACAAGGCGAAGGAGAACCCCATTGTGCAGGCGTTCGGAATCGCGGACCAGCCGTTCGACCCCGATACCGGGAGCGAGTGAGCTCGTCATCCCCGACGACATGGCCACGACCAGCGAACCGTCACTCAACGCGTTCGTCGAAGCGCTCGGCTTCGCCCTCGACCCATGGCAGCGAGCCATCAACCGGCTCGCCCTCGCCAAACGCGCCGACGGCCTATGGGCCGCCCGCAACGTCGACATGAGCATCCCCCGCCAGACAGGCAAGACCTTCACCGCCGGATTCATCCCCTTCCACCGGTGCATCCGCAACCCCCGGTTCACCGCCATCTGGACCACCCACCACTTCAGCGTCACCCAGGACACGTTCCAGACCCTGCGCGACATCGCCCTCATGGACGAAATGAACCCGTTCATCGACCCCGACCACGGCATCCACTCAGCCGCCGGCAAGGAGGCCATCTACTTCCGCAACGGCAGCCGCATCGCCTTCAAGGCCCGAGAAAACGGAGCCATCCGAGGATTCAAAAAGGTAGGACTGCTCGTCCTCGACGAGGCACAGCACCTGACCGACTCCGCCCTGGCCAGCGTGCTGCCCACCCAGAACCGAGCCGACAACCCCCAGACCTGGTACATGGGCACACCACCCGGCCCCGACCAGCAGGGCGACGTATTCGCCCGACACCGGGCCAACGCGCTCGCCGGCCGGTCCGCACGCACCCTGTACGTCGAATTCTCGGCCGAACGCGGCACCGACCCGCTCGACCGCAACCAGTGGATGCGCGCCAACCCCAGCTACCCGCAGCACACCAGCGACGAAAGCATCCTGAACCTGTACGAGGAGCTCGCCCCGGACGACTTCCGCCGCGAATGCCTCGGCATCTGGGACGACGTCACGTTCCACTCCGCGATCGACCCGGACGCATGGGCCGCCGGCATCGTCGAACGACGCGCCGCCACCCCGAACGGGTGGACAGCGATCGGCGTGGACATGCCGCCCGACCGCTCCAGCCTCGCCATCGGCGCATGCCGCGCATGGCCGGACGGAATGGCCCACGTGGAACTGGCCATGTTCCGCGACACCAGGCAGCACGGCACGGCCTGGGCCGTCGACTGGATCACGCAGCGCTGGCCACGCATGGCCGCCGTCGTCATCGACGCGCAAAGCCCCGCGACCGTGCTCGTGCCCGACCTCAAACGCCGCGGCGTGCAGGTCACGCTCACCGGGCCCACCGACATGGGCCAGGCCGTCGGCCGCTTCCAGGACATGCTGCGCGACCGCAGACTCGCCCACCTCACGCAAGCGCCGCTCGACATGGCCGTGGGAGGCTGCACGCTGCGCCACATCGGCCAGTCCGGCGCCATGGGGTGGAACAAACTCGGCAGCGACGTGGACATCAGCCCGCTGGTGGCCGTCACCCTCGCCCTGCACGGCGCCATGACCAGCAGACGCAGACCAGGACAAACGCAAAGGATGATACGACTGGCATGATCAGCTTCCCCACCACCATCAGCGGCCTGACCAGCGGCGAGCAGCAGCTCTACCGTCGTCTCCTGCGCCGCCTGTACCGCAAACGCAACCGCAACCGACTGCGCTCCACCTACTACAACGGACGCAACCAGCTGCACGACATCGGCTACAGCCTGCCCCCGATCGCCAAGGACATCAGCATCGTGGTCGGATGGCCCGAAAAGGCCATCGAGGGACTCGCCAACCGCGTACGCCTCGACGGGCTCATCGCCGCCGACGGATCCACCCCCGCCGACGCCATCGGCGAGCTGACCGACGCCAACGACGTCATCCAACTCGCCCAGAGCGTTCACACCGACGCGTTCGTCCACTCGTGCAGCTTCGTCGCCGTCCTGCAGGGAGACCCGGCAAAGGGCGAGCCCGAAGCCATCATCCAGGAGTTCACCGCCGACACCGCGACCGGCGAATGGGACAAGCGACGCAAGCGACTCGCCGCCGCGCTCCTGTTCGACGTCGACGACGAATACGAGCAGGTCAACGGCATCTACCTGATGGACTACGAGCACACCGTCACCATCGAACCCGACGAACACGGCTGGCACGTCGCCGACCGGTGGGACGAGGTGTCCGGACGCATCCCGTGCGAGCTGTTCGCCTACAAGCCCGACAGCCGCCGCCCCTTCGGACGCAGCCGCATCAACCGCACCGTCATGAGCCTGACCGACTCGGCCGTGCGCACCTTCCTGCGCAGCGAGATCCAGGCCGAGCTCTATTCCGTGCCCGGACGCTACTTCCTCGGCGTCAACGAGGACATGTTCACCGACGAGGACGGCAACCTCGTGCCCAAGTGGAGGATCATGCTCGACCAGGTCCTCGCCATCCCGCGGGACCAGCTCACCGGGCAGATCCCACAGGTCGGACAGTTCCAGCAGGCATCGTTCGAGCCGCACCTCGCACAGCTGCGCCAGACCGCCACCATGTTCGCGTCAGCGACCAGCCTCCCCCCGGACGCGATGGGCGTGCTCACCGACAACCCGAGCAGCGCCGAGGCCATCGACAAGGCCAGCAAGGAACTGTGCCTGCTCGCCGAGAACTGCCACATCTGGTTCGGCCGACCATGGCAGCGCGTCATCGAGCACGCGCAGCGTATCAGCGGAGACGGGCAGACCCAGACCCTGCTGCCCCAATGGCGCAACCCCAGCACCCCGTCCAAGGCCGCCGCCGCGGACCTCGCCGTCAAACTCGTCGGCGCGAACATCCTGCCCTCCGACAGCGAGGTCACCTGGGACATGCTCGACCTGACCGACCAGCAGCGACGCATCCTACGAGGCGAAGCCCGACGCAAACGCGCCCAGGCGGCCATAGACCAGCTGAGGGCCACGACCATGCAACAGATGCAGGAGGACACTGCCGGTGGAACTCAACGACCTGCAGGTGCCGGAGAACCGACGGGAGGAACTCGAACGACAGCTTGACGCGGCCTATGACCGCTACAAGCGCGAACTTGCCAAACTGCAAAGGAACGGCGCGGCCGACATCGGCTCGATCTGGGACGACGACTTCACCTTCCCCGACGCCGAATCCCGTATCGAGGAGGCCCGCGCGATGCTGGAACGCTACAGCGACCGCGCAGGCCAGCTCGCCAGCGACTACTACGACTCGATACGAGAGCTCTGGGGAAAGTACTCCGGCGTTGAGCTGCCGGAATTCGACCGTGGCGACATGCTTGACCCGAACCGTGTCGTCTGGCAGCTCGCCGGCGGATTCAACCAGACCGACTATCCCGGACTCCACTATCAGGACGTGATCCCCGGCGCCGACGGCGAAGTCCACAACAAGTACGGCAAGAGCATCGAGGAACTCTGGCCCAAGACCGACGACATGGCGGGCTACCAGTCATACATCGCACGCTTGGTCATGTCTGCCGGGCGTCTGACCCTCATGGACACGATCGGCCGAGATCCAACCCAGCCTCGCTGGGCGCGTGTGCCCAACGGGCCCACATGCGAGTTCTGCGTCATGCTCGCTTCCCGAGGCTGGGTGTACTGGACCGAGGACAGCGCCAGACTGGGTGGCAGCTTCCACAACGGTAACTGCGACTGCTCCGTCGTTCCCTCGTGGGGCGCCCAGAAGCTCAAGGGGTACGATCCCGACAGGCTCTATGAGCAATACCAGCAATGCGCCGACACCGCGGCCCGACTGACCACCCGCGAGGAATACCGGAAATACGAGGCCTCCTTCATCCCGAAGGCCGATAAGGACAAGCCGCTCGAATACAAGGAATGGAAACGCAACCGAATCCTCGCCGAGATGCGCACCCGTGACCGCCAGTGGCTATACGACGGGACCCCCACCCCGATCACCTATCTGAAGACCAGAGAGGACATCGCCAAGAACGAGCCTCGCGACCTTTTCGCGATAGACAGCCTATCCGCCAACGGATTCGCCCTAACGACACGTTCCGAAGATGCGCCGGTCGGGTATTCCAACATCGACCTGGAGATCGGGGGCCTGATCTGGGAAATCAAAAGCCCGAACAACGGCAACGTGCGATGCGTCGAATCGAACCTCAGAAAAGCCAAGAGACAGTTCGCCCAAGCCTACCCGAACCCGCTGTCGGTGGTCAGAGTCGTATTCAACGGCAAATACCTGGCATTGGACGACGAGTGGCTGGCGGGCGAATTGCTCAGACGAGCCAATCAACACGGCATAGACGAGGTGCTCCAGGTACGAAAGGACGGAACCATTCTGCGAATCAAATAAGGCGGTTCAAGTCCCTATTAGCAGAGCCCTGAAACCGCCTTACACCCTCATCATACCACCCGGCGGATTGCCAGAGCGGTCGATTGGGGCCGGCTGTACCCGGCTGCATTCTTGCCTCGCAGGTTCGAATCCTGCATCCGCCACGTACCGCGGACCCCGCACGCCGCGTCGCTAACCGTGCGCCATCACCAAGGAGGACCCATGCACAACAAGTTCCTGCAGTACCGGCTCCGTCGTCTGCGTCTCGCCGACACCGGCGGCGACGAGGGCAGCGGCTCCGAGCAGAGCCACGACGCCGGAGCTCTGAACGAGCACAAGGATGACCAGTCCAAGGACTTCAGCCGCGCCCTGGCCAAACGCGCCGCCGAGATCGAGGCCAAGTACTCGGACTACGAGGAGCTGAAAGCCAAGGCCGCGAAATACGACGCGCAGGAAAGCGAGTCGAAGTCCGACCTCGACAGGCTCGGCGAACGTCTCGCCGCAATCGAGAAGGAACGCGACGAGCTGAAGGCCGCCGACGCCCATCGCACGCTCGTGACCAAGATCGCCGCCGACACGGGACTGCCCACGGACATGGTCGCCCTGCTGTCCGGAGACGACGAGAACACGCTGGCCGAGCAGGCCAAGAAGCTCTCCTCGCTGATGGAGAAGACCACGACAAGGCAGCGCGGCCCCAAGGCCGCATCCCAGAACGGCAAACGCCCGCCCGAGGACGCGAAGTCCGCCATGGACATGCTGCGCGCCGCCTACGCCGACTAACCGACAACATCGAAAGGAAACCATCATGTCGCTCACCCTGGCCGAATCGGCCAAACTGTCCACCGACGCCCTGCAGCGCGGCGTACTCGAAACGTTCGTGCAGGAAAGCCCCGTGCTCGACCGCATCCCGTTCCTGAGCATCGAGGGCAACTCCTACGCGTACAACGAGGAGGCCACCCTGCCCGGCGTCGCGTTCCGCAACGTGAACGAGGCATACGCGGAATCCACCGGCACCGTCAACCAGAAGAGCGAGAAGCTCGTCATCCTGGGCGGCGACGCCGACGTGGACCGCTTCATCCAGCAGACCCGCTCCAACCTCAACGACCAGCGTGCCACCCAGACCGCCATGAAGGTCAAGGCGATCTCCTACAAGTTCCAGCAGACGTTCTTCAACGGCGACACCGCCACCGACGCGAAGAGCTTCGACGGTCTGCGCAAGCGACTGACCGGCAACCAGGTCATCAGCCCCGCCGCCGGAGGACTGAAGGTCCTGGGCAACGGCGGCACCGACGTGCACGCGTTCCTCGACAAGCTCGACGAGCTGCTCGCCGCGGTCAACGGCATCGGCCCGTCCAACGGCGCGATCTACATGAACCGCACGATCATGGGCAGGTTCCGCTCCGCGCTGCGCCACATCGGCTACGACACCACCCTCCAGCAGGACATCACCGGCAAGCGCACCCTCATGTGGAACGGCATCCCCGTGCTCGACGCCGGCACCAACACCGACGGCAGCATGGTCCTCGCCCAGAACGAGACCTTCGGCACCGGCGACACCGCGCCCAAGAACACGTCCAGCATCTACGCGGTCAAGTTCGGCGGCGACGAGGGAGACCAGGCCGTCACCGGCCTGACCAACGGAGGCGTCATGGTCGAGGACCTCGGCCAGCTGCAGGAGAAGCCCGCCTACCGCACCCGCGTCGAGTTCTACTGCGGCCTCGGCGTGTTCGGAGGCAAGGCCGCCGCACGCCTGAACGGAGTGCTCAATGCCTAAGCCGACCGACGACGTGACCACCGACATCCTCGACGAGCCCACGGCCACGCCGGCGCCGACGCCCGAACCGGACCCCGAACCCGCGGCGTCTCCCGCCGGCGACACCGCACCCACGGAGCCCACCGTCGAGGGGCTGCGCGTGGAATCGTTCGAGACCACGCGACCGGACGGCACACGAGTGCGCGTCGTCCGCGACATCGACACCGGGCGCCAGACCGTCGAGGAACTGCCGTGAGCAAGCCGTTCGCCAGCGTGGACGAGCTCGAAGCCGGATGGCACACGCTGAACGACGAGGAACGCGCCCGCGCCCAAACGCTGCTGGCGCGGGCGTCGCGCATCATCAGAGCCGACTGCCCCCACTGGCAGCGGTACGAGATCCGCACGCCCGGCCTGTGCGCCGACACCTGCTGCGAGATGGTCAAACGCGCCATGCTCGCGGACCAGAACGGCGCACCGGCAGGCGTCAGCCAGATGAACACGACCACCGGCCCGTTCACCGACGGGTACACGTTCGCCAACCCCATGGGCAACCTGTACATGCTCGACACCGAGAAACGACGACTCGGCGCCGGCGCGGGCCGGGCGTTCACCCTCACCATGTCCAGGAGCGGCGAGTGAACACGGAGACCGTCCCATTCCAGCGGCACGAAACCCGCATGGAGCACGGCAGGCGCGTCGCCGGCGAGCCGACCGAACTCGGCGCCCTGCACGTGCTCGCCGCTCCCGGCACCTACGAGCGGCAGACCGACACCGGGAGACTGGTGGTCACGTCGGGCTACGACCTGTACCTGCGCGGCACGCCCCCGTTCGATGTGCGCGTCGGGGACACGGCCGTGGTGCGCGGCGAGACCCTGACCGTCACCCGCACGCCCGAGGACTGGCGGCGCGGCGACCGCCGCATCGGCGTCCAATACCACGTGGAAAGGAGCCTCGACTCATGAAACCCGGCAAACTCGTGCTCGACCGGCTGAAGGTCTCCCGATACCTGCTCCACAACGCGACGATCCTCGACAACGTCGAATCCCAGTTTCACGGGATGGCCACCGCGCACCGTGCCATCAAGGTGTACCGCAACGAGGACGGCGACCGCGGCAACGTCGTGGCCACCATCCCCAAGGCCGTCGAGGACGCGCACCGCGGCACGCTGGCCGGATTCCCCGGAAGGCTGACCCTATGACCCCCGCGCTCACCGGCGTCGACCCGTCCGACATGATCCTCGACGGGCTCTCCGGCGCTCTGCCAGGCATCAGGTTCGGCTGGGACATGCCCGACGGCCTGCAGGCGAAGACGCTGCTCACCCTGGATCCGGGGGCCATGCCCACGCCCGCATCCCAGTACATGACGCTCACATTCAGCTGTTACGCGTTCCAGGCGGACGGTACCGCCGACACGCCGACGGCCATGCGAATGTTCCGTCAGTGCGCCCGATGGCTGCTTGCCCACCGCAAGACCGGCCCTCTCGTCGACGCCTCCCTGCAGGCCGGCCCCACCATCAACCACGACACCCGGCTGGGCGTCGACTACGCGTACGGGGCGGTCCTGCTCACCGTCGCCGCACGATAACCAATCGAAAGGAAAACGATCATGGCAACCAGTCTGGAGGCGCAGCTGCTCGCGGCCGGCGCCGCCGGCCTCGACTTCGTGTCCACCGGCAACAACAGCGACCTCGTCAAGCTCATCAAGGAGGCCGCGATCTACAAGTTCGACGTGAACGAGACGCTCACGTTTGGACCGAACTGGCGTCCCGCCGACGGCAAGGACCCGTTCGGCTACTTCTCCGAGGACGGCATCGTCATCCACCCCGAATCCGGCGACAGCAACGACTTCAAGGCCCACAACGGCAACGTCGTCATCTCGCAGAGCTCCGGCGGCTACTGGACCATCCAGTTCACCGGCCTCGAGTCCAAGAAGGAGGTCGTCGAGACCTACTTCGACGCCACCATCGGAGAGGACGGCGGCCTGACCATCAGCTCGGCCGAATGCAACCGGATCAGCCAGTACGTCGTCGCCGGCCTCACCCAGAGCGAGGACCTCATCCTCCTGCACGTCCCCAAGGCCAAGGTCAACGAGCGCGAGGACATCACCTGGAACGTGAGCAAACTGCAGAACTTCGGCATGACCCTGCGCACCTACAGGGACTCCACGAAATACCCGTACTTCATGAAGGCCTACGGCTTCGCAGCCTGACCGGAAGGAACACCGCATGAGCGACAAGCAGTACACGCAGATCACCCCCGAGCACATCACCGACGACGTCGACCCCCGTCCCGTGCACATCCAGTACGGCAGCGTGAAGATGGACCTACCCCGCCTCGACGACAGCAGGCAGATGCCTACCGCCGTCATGATCGCCGGCATGAGCGTCGCCTCCAAGGGCTGGGACAACCTCGACGAGAACGAGCAGACCGGGTTCATGGCCGTGCTCCTCGCCTGGCTGTCCCGCGAATACCCGCGGTTCGAACGCGAGCTCGACACCAGGAGCGGCGACAAGATCAAGGACATCGGCCTCGTGTTCCAGGCATGGGCGCAGGCCTCGAAGGCCGACCCAAAAGCCTGATCGTCCTGCACCTGTGGCTGGAGCACCGGGCCGCGCTCCAGTACGACTGGATCCGCGCATGGGGCTGTCCGCTGGATCTCAAGGCCATGCCCCTGTATGCGGCATGGCCCATGCTCTGGCAGATCCTCATGGACCACTCCAGCCACAGCTACGCCGCACTGGCCGGATACGCGTGGATCCCCGACCCCGCCGACAAGTACATCCACGCCTACAACCAGGGCATGAGCAAGATACGGATCCGCCCGCCCTGGCAGACCACCGTCACGCAGACCGACCCGGCCAAGCCGAAAAGGCCGCATGACGAACGACTCAGACGCCGGCTCAAGGACCGTCTGGGCATAACCGAATAGCGAAAGACCGGAGGGAGCCGCATGGCCAAGGATCTGGGAACCTACTACATCCTCGTCCAGCCCTCCACCAAGGGGCTGGGCAAGGCCATCGAGGGCAGTCTCGACGACGCCACCAGCAGCGGCGTGCAGAAATCCTCCAGGACGATCCTGTCCCGCGTCGGCGGCGCGTTCACCAAGGTCGGCAAGATCGGCGTCGGCGCGGTCGCCGGTGTTGCCACCGGGCTCGTCGGTCTGGCGGCCAAGGGCGGCTTCGACCGCGCCCTGAACATCGAGAACGCGCAGGCCAAGCTCAAGGGCCTCGGTCACGACTCGGAGTCCGTCAGCGAGATCATGAACAACGCCCTCGCCTCCGTCAAGGGCACCGCGTTCGGTCTCGGCGACGCCGCAACCGTCGCCGCCAGTCTGAGTGCATCGGGCGTCAAAAGCGGCAAGCAGCTGACCGACGTGCTCAAGACCGTGGCCGACACCGCCCAGATCAGCGGCCGCGAACTGACGGACGTGGGCACGATCTTCGGATCCGTGGCCGCGCGCGGCAAGCTCCAGGGCGACGACATGCTCCAGCTGATGAGCTCGGGCATCCCGGTGCTGCAGATGCTCGCCAACCATCTGGGCACCACGTCCGAGGCCGTCAGCGACATGGTGAGCGCCGGCGAGATCGATTTCCAGACCTTCGCCGACGCCATGCAGGAGGGGCTCGGCGGCGCCGCCCAAAGCGCCGGCACCACGTTCACCGGCGCCCTCGCCAACGTCAAGGCCGCCTTGAGCCGTCTCGGCGAGACCGCCGCCACGCCCGTGCTCAACGGACTGCGAGACCTGTTCAACCAGCTCATCCCCGTCATCGACCAGTTCGCCGCCACCGCCGAACCCGCACTCAAGGCGTTCGGCGACATCCTCGGCACCACGCTCGCCCAGGCGGTGCCCACCGCCAACAGCCTCCTGCAGCAGCTGCAGGGCACGCTCCAGTGGTACGAGGAGCACGGCGCGCCCATCAGCGCGGCGCTCATGGCCATCGCCGCGGGGTTCCTCGCGGTCAAGGGCTACCAGACCCTCAACGGCGGGCTCACGGCACTGACCAGGACCATGGACGCGGTCGCCTCGGGCGCCCAGTCGGCGGGCAGGGCCCTGCTGCTCATGCAGGATCTCGGCGGCCCGGCAGCGGCGCTCCGGACCTACGCGGGCAGCCTCACCCTAGTCGCCAACGCGCAGAAGGCGCTCTCCAGCGGCCAGGCCATGTTCACCGCGATCAAGGGAGCCGCCACGGGATTCGGCGCGGCGCTGTCCGGCACGATCGGCGTGATGGGCATGGTCGGCATCGGCGTCGCCGCGGTCGTCGCCGCCATGGCCCTGTTCTTCACCCAGACCGAGACCGGACGAGCGGCATGGCAGTCGTTCATGCAGTTCCTCCAGCCGCTCTGGCAGCAGGTGCAGGCGGCGTGGCAGGCCGCCCTGCCGGTCCTCCAGTCGCTCATGCAGTCGATCGGGAACACGATCTCCAACGTCGTCTCGACGGTGGGACCGGTCCTGTCCTCCCTCGCGTCCAGCATCGGCCCGCTGCTCTCCTCGATCGCCTCGGGGATGGCGGACCGGTTCCAGACCATCGTCGGCGTGGTCGGTTCCGTGCTGCAGCAGATCGGGCCGACGCTGGGGCAGATCGGCGGGCAGATGGCCGACGCGTTCGCCACGCTCGCCCAGGCCTCGATGCCCGTGCTGGAATCCCTGGCGGGACTGCTGTCCACGATCCTGCAGCCGATCATCGCGCAGCTGCCGGCACTGTCCGACGCGTTCGCCCAGCTCGGGCAGGCGTTCGCCCAGGCCGGCGCGGATCTCGCCCCGGTCATGGCCGACATGATGACGCAGATCGGCGACGCGCTGGCACAGCTCTCCCCGGTCATCGCCGAACTCGTCACCGCGTTCGCGCAGCTCGGTCCGGCGCTGCTCACCCCGCTCATCGCACTGGCATCCACGCTCATGTCCGCGCTGGCCCCCGTGATCACGATGGTCGCCGGACTGGCCGCGCAGATCCTGCCCGTGATCATGCAGCTCGCCACCACGCTGGTCAGCGCGCTCGTGCCGGTCATCACCACGATCATCAGCCTAGCCGCGCAGATCCTGCCGGTCATCGCCCAGATCCTGCCGGTCATCGCCCAACTGGTCTCCATGCTCGTGGGCACGCTCGTCCCCGTCGTCGTGCAGCTGGCGGCCACGCTGGTCAGCGCGCTGGTACCGGTCATCACGCTGATCGTGTCCGCGATCGCCGCGTTCCTGCCCGTCGTGGCCACCCTCGTCACCACGCTGGTGAGTCTGCTGATCCCCGTGATCACCGCCATCGTCAACGTCATCACCGCCATGGTGCCGGTCATCACGGCGGTCGTGTCCGCGATCATCGGCGTGGTCACCCCCGTGATCACCACGATCATCGGCGTCATCCAGAGCGTGGTCACCGTGCTCACCGGCGTGATCACGTTCCTCACCGGCGTGTTCACCGGCAACTGGAGTCAGGCGTGGGACGGCATCAAACAGGTGTTCTCCGGCGTATGGCAGGCCATCAAGAGCATCCTGTCCGGCGCATGGAACACGGTGCAGGCGCTTATCCGCGGCGGTCTGACCGTCATCACCAGCCTGTGGAACGCGGCGTGGAACGGACTGTCCGGCGCGTTCAGCGCGATCTGGAACGGCATCAAGACCGCCGCCAGCAGCGGCGTGAACGCCGTCGTGAGCGTGATCACCGGCATCAAGGACAAGATCACCGGCGCGTTCGCGAACGCCGGAAGCTGGCTCGTCAACGCCGGCAGCAACATCGTCAACGGTCTGGTCGACGGCATCAAGGGCGCCGTGAGCAAGGTCGTCGAGGCCGCCAAGAGCGTCGCCGACAGCGCCATCAACGCCGCCAAGAACGCGCTCGGCATCCACTCGCCGTCCCGAGTGTTCCGCGACCAGATCGGCCTGATGATCGGCGCCGGCATGGGGCAGGGCGTGAGCATGTCACGCGGGCTCGTGGAACGGTCCCTCGACGAGATGACCGCCAAGCTCCAGTCCGGCATCGAACCGCTGGTCGTGCCAGTGACCGCGCTGGCCACGACCGGAGGCAACGGCACGACCAGCGTCGTGCAGAACTTCACCACGAAGGTGGTGCGCGCCGACAGCGACCTGCACGTCGCCGCCAGCATCATCCACCGCAACGCGGCAAGGGAGGCGAGGCTGATGCTCGCATGAACCACACGATCGAAACGGTCGAACTCCGCGCGGGAGCCACCACGCTGACCCTGCACGGGGGCGCCGTGGACGACATCGACGGCCTGTACGTCACCGAGGACGGCATCGAGGGATGGCTGTCCACCCCGGATCTGAAGGTCACCAGCCAAGAGCGTGGCATCGGCGACGGCGCGCACGACATCCCCGACGGCATGATCCACTACGCCGCCAGAACCATAACCCTGCACTGGGCCGCCGTCTCGGAGAACCGTGACGCCCTGCAGCGACTGATCACCTCCATGGGCCTGCTGACGGGCCGGCAAATCACCATCCGCGTCATGGACGGCGAACAGGACACCTACTGCACCGGATACGCGTCGGTAGACGTCAACGCCGCATGGCCCGACAGGGTCCTGACCAAGAACCAGCTGACCATCGTCTGCCCGCGCCCGGAACGGCTCGCGTGGCAGGAACAGCGGCTGCAGCTGTCGGCCGCGCATGCGGGCGGGGGCGGCGGCCTGTCCTACGGGAGCGGAGTGAAGGGCCTCTCCTACCCATTGTCGTACGGGGACGTGGCCGTGGACGCGCGCAACGTGGGCGTGCTGCGCAACGGGGGTACGTATCCGGCAGCGCCCGTGTTCACCGTGCACGGGCCGATGCCCGACGGGGTGACGCTGCGCATGGGCTCGGACGCGATCCTCGCCTACGGACAGCCGATCGGCATGGTGCCGCTGGTTTTGGACTGCCGCAGCCGTACCGCCACGATCGGCGGCATGGACGTCAGCCGCGGTCTCACGGCGCGCGGCTTCCCCACGGTACCGGCCGGGGGCAGCGTGCCGGTCGTGCTGGAGTCGCCGGGCGGCGGGGTCGTGGACTGCCTGATCAGGGACACCTACATGTAAAGGAGACTTCATGGTTACCGCACTGGGCGTGGCGCCCGACAGGAACGGCAACGGCGTGGACCCGCTCACACACCGCAAAATCATCATGGGCCGGTGGATGACACCGGGCGTCACGTTCGGCCTGGACGTGACACGGCGCAGCGACCTGCGCTACGACGTGGCCGAGGGCAACGCGATCTGCAGCAGGGACGGCATGGGCGCCGACGGGATGACGGAGGCGTACTGGCCGGGAGGCCCGACCCCCGCGGTCGCGCCTGGCGACCCGTCGAACCCGCGCTACGACGTGATCTGGATCAGCGCACACGACGTGACGCAGGGCGACACGGACAACCAGGTGACGCTCAACGTGACCAGCGGCACGCCCGCCGCGTCGCCCGCCATGCCGAGCCTGCCGGCAGGCGCGGTGATCCTCGGGGTGCGCCTGCTCGCCGCCGGGGCGACCAGCACGCAGAACTCCGCCGCCTACGACTCGCAGCACTACGCGATCCCGTACGGAGCGACCATGGGCCGGCTCGGCTACGCGGAGAACACCCTGACCATCGAGCAGAACCACGACGACACATGGTACGTGCAATGCTCGGCCAGCACGTCGTACATGGCCCAGGACCGGCTCGTGGACGTGGTCTGGACCGGCAGGGCCAGCGCCGACGGCGACGCGATCGGCAGCTACTACCTCAAGGTCCAGATCGACGGCGTGGACAAAACCGACGGACTGGACGAGGTGCTCGTCAATCGCATCTGGTCCCGCAGCCGCGTCACCTGGACGCTCAAGCTGCCCGCCGGCTCGCACACCGTCACCATCCTCGCCAAATGCAACACGAACGAGGCCAAATGGTGGTGGCGCGGCGTGCGCAACGTCACCGTCTGGGACCGGGCGATGGCATGACCTGGACCCACTACCTGTACGACACCACCACCGGATTGCTTGGTAGTCCGATCGACCTGCCCGCCTTCCAATGGAGCGTCAGCGTGTCCGACAGCACGCTGTCGACCACCCGTGACAAGGGCGTGGGCGAGGACGACGTGTCCGGCCTGAAGGTCCCGTGGAGCGCGGTGCCCGGCAGCACGCCGGCGGCTAGGAACGCGGCCCTGATGGCCGGCAAGCGGTCGATCGTCAGCATGTGGCGGCCCGCCGGCGCGGATCCCTCCTCGCCCGGCATCCCGATCGTCACCGGCTGCATCGAACCACGCACCGACACCTGGAACGACACGAGCTTTTCGCTCCTGTCGACGATGCAGCAGCTCGCCTACCGGATCGTGGTCCCCGAAGGCCGGTTCGGCATGGACGAGGGCGGCACCAGCCGCAGCTCGATCACGGTCAACGGCTCCTACCGGGCGATCGCCTGCGAGGCCATCCGCCTCGCCACGTCGGCCAAGCCGGGCGGGGCGCTGCCGATCGACCTGCCGTATGCCGGCGAGGACGGCACACGGACACGCACGTGGGCCACGTGGAACGTGCAGAACCTCTCCTGCCTCGACGTGCTCACCAAACTCAGCAATGTGCAGGCCGGCCCCGACATGCAGTTCCGCCCCTACCTCGCCGACGCGCAGCACGTGCGTCAGCGGTTCGTCGCCGCCAGCGACGGGGACGTGTACCTCGGACAGGACGTCATGCACAGCCTCAGGGCGTTTCCCGGAGGCGGGGACGTGGACGACCTGACCATCACCAGGGCCGCGCCCATCCAACGCGTCTACATGACCGGCGCGGGCACCGACGAGGCCACCCTGTGCACGCTGGCCGAGGACCGCACCCTCATCGAGATGATGGACCCATGGCCGCTGCGCGAGAGCGCGAAAAGCGACACGGACCTCGACAACATCCCCCTGCTCACGGCGCACGCCACGGCCACGTTGAACGCGAACAGCAGGCCGCTCATGCAGGCGTCCTGCACGATCGACATAGCCGACGAGGACGCGAGCGGCAGCCCGCTGCATCCGCTCGGCTCGTTCTGGCCCGGCGAACTGTTCACCGTGTCCATCAGCTCGTATCCGTCGCTGCCCGACGGCGACTACCTGATGCGCCTCATGCAGATGAAGGGAGACGAGACCAGCACCGTCAAACTCGTCTTCGACATCATGGACGACCCGATCTACTAGGAGGCACACATGGCGGAACACTACCTATTGAATCCAGACCCCGACGATCTGGCCCTGTCGGTCGCCCAACGCGCCCTGTTGGAGGCACGCAGCCAGCAGACCATGAGGGCGGGCAGCATCTGGGTGCCCAACGGCGACGGCAGCGGCGCGGGCACCATGATCGGACCGCTCGCGGGAGGCCAGGGCATGTCCGACTGGGTGGGCGACACCACCGTCCCGCCCCGGCCGACCGGACTGGGCGCGACGAGCACGATGGGCATCGTGGCGGTCACGTGGGACGGGCGTCTGGAGGAGGAGACGCCACCGGATTTCGACTGCATCGAGATCCGCATCACCCTGCCCGACTCGACCGTGCAGACGCTAGGCCGCATGAGTGCGGCCGGCGAGCTCACGTCCGGCAGCCTCACCCCCGGCCAGAAGGTCACCGTCACCGCCCGCTCCTACGACCGCGCCCACGCCGTGGATGGCTCGACCGCGCCCAACGTGAGCGCGGACTCGGACCCGATCGGCGTGACCGTCAGCAGCGCGATCGACGACGCCGAGTTCGACCGGATCAACCAGGACCTGCAGGACGCGCTCGACCAGATGCACGACCTGAGCCAGACCGTCACCAGCATCGACGGCAAGACCACCGTCTCCGGCAGCGCGCCCACCACGGCCGACGCCAATGGCAAGCCCGAAGGCGCCATGTGGACCCAGATCGACAGCACCGGCAAGGTGCTCGGCATGTGGGTGCTCCGCAACGGCACGTGGATCAAAACCAGCTCCGACGCGACGATCCCGGACGGCATATTCGACGACATCAACAACCGGCTGGACGAGGCCGAAAAGGACCTCACCGACCTGTCCAAGACGGTCACCTCGATCGACGGGAAGACCACGGTGTCAGGCAAGGCCCCCACCACGGAGGATGCGAAGACCCACCCCGAGGGCGCCATGTGGACCCAGATCGACAGTACCGGCAAGGTGCTCGGCATGTGGGTGCTCAGGAACGGCGCATGGGTCAAGACGTCGTCCGACGTGACCATCCCCGACAGCGCGTTCGACGAGGTGAACAAGCGGATCGACCAGGCCATCAAGGACATGGACGATCTGGGCAAGACCGTCACCAGCATCGACGGGAAGACCACGGTCTCCGGCAGCGCGCCCACCACGGCCGACGCCAAGGGCAGGCCCGAGGGCGCCATGTGGACCCAGATCGACAGTACCGGCAAGGTGCTCGGCATGTGGGTGCTCCGCAACGGCACGTGGCTCAAGACGTCGTCCGACGTGGAGATCCCGGACGGCGCGTTCGACGACATCAACAACCGGTTGGACGAGGCCGAGAAGGACCTCACCGACCTGTCCAAGACCGTCACCAGCATTGACGGAAAATCCACCGTCTCCGGCAAGGCCCCCACCACGGCCGACGCCACGGGCAGGCCCGAGGGCGCCATGTGGGTGCAATTGGGAGCCACGGGCCAGCCACTGGGCCGCTGGTACCTGCACGACGGCGCGTGGATCGAGGAGAAGGCCGGACTGTCGGAACTGCCCTCGTGGGTGCGCACCGACATCGACCAGGCGCTCGCCCAGGCCAAGGACGCCAAGACCACCGCGGACGGCAAGAACCGAATATTCGCCCAGACGACGGAGCCGACCCATACGGGCCGTGTGAACGGCGACCTGTGGAGGAAGCTCGACGCATCCGGGAACATCATCGGCGAATACGTATGGAACGGCACCGTATTCGTCGCTCATGCGATCACGGCCGACAGCGTCCTGCTGCCCGGCAGCGCGACCGGCTCGACCCTGATCAAACCCGGGTCCATCACCGTGGGCACGATCCACATCGGATCCGGCGAGATCCTCACCGAACTCCTCAAGGCGCGCAAGATCACCACGTCCGACATCAGCACCGCGGGACTCGACGCCGGGGTCATCACCACGGGATACCTGAGCGCCGCCCGCATCAAGGCCGGCAGCCTCGACGCGTCACAGGTGCTCGTCAAGGGGTCGGTCGGCAGCGTGCTGATCGCCGACGGCGCCATCACCTCCAAGAACATCAGCATCGGCAACGGCGAGATCCTCACCGAACTCCTCAAAGCCAGAAAGATCACCACGTCCGACATCAGCACCGCCGGACTGGATGCGGGTGTCATCACCTCGGGCTACATCAGCGCGGCGCGCATCAAGGCCGGCAGCCTCGACGCCTCTCAGGTGCTGGTGCCCGGCAGTGTGGACGGCGGCGTGCTCATCAAGGACGGCACGATCACCGCCAAGAACATCAAGATCGGCAACGGCGAGATCCTCACCGAACTCCTCAAGGCGCGCAAGATCACCAGCACGGACATCAGCACCGCGGGACTCGACGCGGGCGTGATCAAGTCCGGCTACATCAACGCCGCCCGCATCCAAGCCGGATCACTGGACGCAAGCAAGGTCCTCGTCAAGGGGTCGGTCGGCAGCGTGCTGATCGCCGACGGCGCCATCACCGCCAAGAACATCAGCATCGGCAACGGCGAGATCCTCACCGAACTCCTCAAGGCGCGCAAGATCACCACCGGGGACATCACGGCCGACGGACTGGACGCCGGCGTGATCACCACCGGCTACCTGAGCGCCGCCAGAATCAAGGCCGGCTCATTGGACGCCTCTCAGGTGCTGGTGCCCGGCTCGATCGACGGCGGCGTGCTCATCAAGGACGGCACGATCACCGCCAAGAACATCAAGATCGGCAACGGCGAGATCCTCACCGAACTCCTCAAGGCGCGCAAGATCGTGGCGGACGACATCCAGGCGGGCGCGTTCAGCGGCTACACGTTCACCGGCAGCACATTCCAGTCCACGACCTGGGGCACGCCGAAGTCCAACAGCTGGCAGCTCAACAACCAGCGGCTCGAATGGTGGAACGACGGCGTCAAGACCATCTATTTGGACGGCACCGGCAAGGAAAACCTCCTCACCGGCACGTTCCAGACCGGCACCAGCGGCAACCGCGTGGTCCTCAGCCCGGAGTTCACCCAGTTCACCATCGGCGGCAGCGACACCATGTACGGTTCGGGCATCAGCTTTCCCATGTCCGGCACGTACGCACAGATGCCGTACATCGCCACCGAGGCCAGCACCAGTACGGAGGGCGACGTATCCGCACTCACGTTCAACGGTGGCCGCCGCGACAACGGATCCCTCGGCACGGGCCACGGATACGGGGCGTTCGGCCGTCTCGGAATGCGCCGCGACAGCCAGAAGCGCCAGCGCGCGACCGTGTACTTCAACGCGTGCGCGGACTACGACCACACCAACGACACCGACAAGACCCAACGGGAATGGAACTCCTATCTGAGCCTGCTCGTGCCCGACGAGGAGGACACCATCTCGACGCTGGGCGCGAACTCACCGACCCGGTGGGGACGCCACTGGGTCAACGTCTCCCAGGGACAGGCCGGCATGCGCATCGACGACGACAAGTCCGGCGCCTCCAACTACGCCGACATCCGCGGGGACATCCAGCAGGGCTTCTCCAGTCTCGAGTCCGGCGACGTCAATGGCACCGTCGGAATCCAGGCGAACATCACCAAGGGATACGTGTACCTCGGCGGATTCCTCGGCGGGTATACCAGCCGTCAGACGTTCCAAACGATCAACTGGCTCGCCTGGGGGCAGGGCATGGCCGCCGGACAGACCGGCTCCGTCGTCTGGACATGGGATCCGCCGAAGTACGGCGGCTACCACGTGCTCGCCCAACCGGTATGCGAATGGAGCGAGGTCCAGGCCCACCCAAAAAGCGACCACATCTCCAGCCAATGCGAGGTCACGTTCTGGAACGGGGCGGGATCCAGCAGCGACAAGGTGTACTGCAACGGCTACGCATGGCTGCACAGTTAGGAGAAACGCATGGAAACCGTGATCGAGGACGACAACCTCATCATCCGCCCCGAAGCCGGGGAGACCACCAAGGGACTGGTCTGCTCCCTGCGGTCGATCGCCGTCTGGCAACAACTGCTCGGAACACGATCCCCCACGGAAACCGTCGCGATGATGATGCAGGCGCAGGACCCCGGCATCATCAACCGAGCAACCGGAGAGAACGCCTGGACCAGCGCCTACACGCAACTCGAACGGGACAGGCTCCAGGACCTCAACCAGACCCGCAAAGCCGCACTGCACCGGGCCACCAACCCCCGAACACGCGCCCTCAGCATCGACGGCAGGGAGACCACACGCCGCCTGCTGGGCCTGCCCGGCAACCCCATCGACACGTACGAGGCCACGGCCGCCCTCGCCACCGGACAGACGGAGGACGAGGAAGCCATGGACGTGCCCCTGCCGGACGGCATCGACGAAACCACCCTGACCATCCTCCTGGACGGACAGGCTCCCCTGCTCGAACAGGAGGGCACGGCATTCCTCGAATCCCTCGTCCGCATCACCACCGACCCGCAACCACAACCATAAAAGGAGCCCATATGGCCACACAGATCGACTCGACCACCATCATCACCCGACTCGCCACACGCATCGCGGACCTCGAGATCCAACACGCCATCGACCAGGAAACCATCCACCAGCTCACCGAACAGAACAACACCGGGGAGGACGACTAGTGGGACCACTGCCCCAACTGTTCAACTCCACCGAATTCTGGACCGCGGTCATCGTCTCCGGACTCGGATCCGGCGGACTCATCGCCTGGATCCTCCGCCGCATCGACAAACACCTCGACCGCCACGAAAAGGTCCTGACCCGAGACGAACTCGACCTCGCGCTCGCCGAATCCCCCGTGATCCGCAGCTTCGAAACCAAACTCGACCGGGACTGGGAACGCTTCGAAGAGGCGGACCGGGACCGACGTGCGATCCGTCTGGACGTGCTGCGCATCGAGATGTTCGCCCACACCAACACGCGCACCCAGCACGAACGACAGCTCGAGGCCGGCAAGGAATACCTCGCGCTCGGAGGCAATGGACTGGGCCACGCCCGCTACGACGCGCTCAAAGCCGACTACGTACGCCGAGAACAGGCGTGCGACTGGACCTACCGGTAACCCAACGAAAGGACCCTCATGACACAGGTCAAGATCACCCTTAAACGCCATATCTCCACCGGACTGGAACCCATGGCCGACGGGCTCATCCGCTTCCAGGCCAAACGCCGCATCGACGCGGACAAGAACGTGATCGTTCGCGAGCCATTCGACGTCACCCTGGACAAGCAGGGCACCGCCACCGTCAGCCTGCCCGCCACGGACGGAACGTTCGTCTGGCACGTGGCCGAACTGCCCGGCACCGCGAACTCGTACGACCGATATGTGACCGTCCCCGACAGCCAGCAGACCATCGACTACGCGGACCTGACCGACGTCGACCCCGTCACATGGGCCCCTACCGCGATGATCGGCGGACGCCTTCTACAGGTCCGTGTCGCCACCAGCCAACAGGCCGCACAGGAACTCTCCGCCCAGCACCCCGATGACATGATCGTCTGGTTCGACGAAACCGCGACCGCCGAAGCCACGGAAACCGCACTCACCGCCGCCATGCAGGCCGCCGAGCGCGCCAGAACCGCCGCCGCCCAGGCACAGGCGGCACAGACCAGCGTGGAAACCAACGCCACCGCCATCGGCCACCTAGCCGAAACCACACAGACCGCCATCACCACGACCGTCCAGACCGTCGACCAGGCGGCAGCCGACGCGACCGCACGCATCGACGCCGCCGCCACACAGGTCGAGAACAAGGCCGCCGGCCTCATGGAAGGATAAGCCCATGCCAGCAGTCATGAGCCAACACACCATGCAACCACCCATCATGGGAGGCCACACATGGAACGCCTACATCGCCGGCAAACTCGTCTGGCCCTCGGCCAAGGACACCGTGGTATCAATCCGCATCACCACGGCGGCAGGCGGCCAGGTCCCGTCCATGCTCCCGGTCAACGGCAGCGTCCAGCTTGCGGCCGTGGCCACGTACGGGGACGGCCATACCGAGACCCATACGACCGAGGGCGTCGCATGGCGTTCGCTGGACACGGGCGTGGCGGTCATGGACGGGGCCACGCTGCGTTGGGTTCACGGCGGCACCGCGTTGGTGACCGCGACCGTGAACGGGTTCACATCGGCCGCGCTGTCGGTCGCGTGCGTCTGGGCGCCGGAGTCGATCACGGTCAGCCCGAACCCGGTCCTGGTGCGTGTGGGCGAGAGCGTGGACCTGACCATCCGGGTGCTGCCCGCCGCGGCCAGCCAGGACGTGACCGTGAGCATCGACGACGAGACCATCGCCCAGGTCGCGAAGACGGCCGGGGGGGGGATTAGCCTGACCGGCCTCGCGCCGGGCGGGACCGCGCTGGCCCTGCAGGCCGGTGACAAGCGTGCCAGGGTGCCGGTCACGGTGAGCGAGGCCGTGCGACCGAACCTGTGGCCGGCGGGCAGCCTGCCGGTGTCGAACGCCGGGGTGACGTTCTCGGACGCCGGCGGCGGCCGGGTGCGTGTTGCCGGTTCGAGCACGGGGTACGCGATCTACAGCGCGACCGGCGGGCTCGACGGTGCCGGCGAGTACACGATCGCCGACGGCGAGGGCTTCAACGGATCCCTGCTGTACATGCAGGTCAAGGCCGGTGGCACGACAGTGCTCGGCCCCGCCACGAAGACCGCGACCCTGACCGCAGCGCAGGCCGAACGCGTGCAATGCCAGATCGTGGTCGCGCCCGGCCTGACGGGCGACACGACCGTCACCCCGGTCATCCGCAAACTCTGAACCCCGTCACGGGGTTCCCAACATGGAAGGAGCCCCGCATGGGGACATTGAACGTCACGGGCGTGGCCATGGGCGCCACGAGCCTGAACATCGCATCATCCGGCCAGCCGACGGTCACGGCGAGCGTGCCTATCACGGTCCACAGTCGCAACCTGCTCGCCTACGGACCCGCCAGCGCGAACGGACTAACCTGTACGGTCAACCAAGACGGCAGTCTGCACGTCAGCGGACAGACCACGGCGGCCAACCAGGGCGTCAAATGGCGGTACCCCATCCCCGACGACGTCAAGGGCAAAACCGTCACCTACAAGCTCAGCTACGCGCCGGCGGGCGTGTACTGCTACGTGCAGGCCAGGAACGCGAGCGGCGTGCTGGTCACTCTGCTCTCCTCAGCCGCGACCCAGACCCTGCCCGAGGCGGCCACCGAGATCGAATTCAGGGTCGCGACCAACACCACCAACCTGATCGGCGGGGACATTAAGGTGCAGGTGGAACCCGGCGACACCGCAACCACATGGATGAGTCCCGACGTCACGAATCTCTCGGGGGGGGGGCTTAGCCTAGCCAGCCTCTGGCCTGCCATCACCGGCGGCACCAAAAACGGGGTCACCCTGACTCCGGGCCCGGACGGCTCGTACACGACCGGCGGCACCTGGGACAAATGGACCACGTTCGAATCCACGGTCGAACTCGAAGCCGGGCTCTACACGATCGAGGGATCCGAGGGACTGACCTCGCTGTCCTCGTGGGATCTGATCCTGCAGGTCGCGCCCTATCCCAGCGGCGACGCGATCATCAAGCCCGGTACCCCCAGCGCCCGCCTGGACGCGGGACGCTACCGATGCCAGATCAACATCAACAGCCAGGGCGCGATCGGCCGCAGCGTCACGCCCCGACTTACCAGAATCGACTAAAGGAGCACACCATATGAGCAAGAATCGCATCGGGGGGGGGGGACTTAGCGTCACCGGCCTGAAACGAGGCCATACCACCCTCACCCTCACGGCCGGGAACATCACCACGAGCATCCCGGTCACGGTGATCGACCCGCAGGCTCCCAGCCTGCCCACGGACCCGTCCGCCGGAGTCAGCCTAGACGAGGCACACGTGAAATACTCCCCGCAGGCCGTCAAAATGACCGCCGAGGCAGGGAAGACCGTGACCGCGCTCCTGTACCCCGACTACCGAGGGCAGGCCACCCCGCAGCGCGTGGGCCTGTGGGTGTGGGTGGGCCCCGAGAACCTGCCCAGCAAGGCCAGCGGCTCGACTTACACGGCCGTCAGCCTCGGCCGCGGCAACGGCGGCGGCTCCGGCACTCCGATCATCGGCACGGACCGGTACAAGGGCCTGTTCCCAGGCTGGAACCTGTGCGTGTTCGATACCCAGGCGTATGCGGTCGGGCTGACCGTCCAATGGAGAAGCGAGACGGGAGGCTCGATCTGGGTGGACAGCCTCATCGTCGAACCGCCCACCCCGAAGGCGGTCATCGTGTTCACGCATGACGTGGCCCCCGGCCAGGTCACGCAGGACATGATCGACATGTACCAGACGCGCGGACTCGTGTTCACGTGGGACCAGTCCAACGACAGTAATTGGACGGCCGATCAGGTCGCTCACCTGCTCGGGGCCGGCGTCACCGATGGCGGCGTGTACTCCGGTCACCCGGAGGACATCGACTACGACACCGGTGATTGGACCGTGGTGGCCGAACGCATGAAACACGTGCGAGACATTCCCAGTCTGCCGCGCGCCTCGTACGTCGCCAGCACCAGAAACCAGCTCGGCAAGGCGTATCTGGAGCGCCTGACCGATGACGGGTGGCCGCTCATTCGAGGCAACTACGGTGGTGGTCTCGGACTGACCATCGACCCCACGTACCGGAGCGTGCCGACGATCGGATACGAGGAGGCGTCCACGAAACTGGACACCTACGTGGACCTCGGCGCCATCATCTGCGTGACCGAACACAAGATCGTGGCCGACGGCCAGGGCAGCGACACCACCCAGATCGAGGTATCCAAGTGGACTGCCCTGCTCGACAGGGTCAAGACGCTTGTCGACGCAGGCAAGCTCGAATGCCTCACCATGCGCCAACTCGCCCAACGATACGTGCCCGACGCACTACACGCGTGGGACCAACAAACCAACTGAAAGGAGGCCTGGTGCATGCCTAGCATCCAGAAACTGTGCGACAGGATGCGCTACTGGTGCGTGTCCGTGTCGCTCGGCTACGACCAGTCCCAGCGCTGGAACATCTATCCCGGCGGCGAATGCGACTGTTCGAGTCTGGTGATCCACTGCCTCAGGGAGGCGGGATTCGATACAGGCTCTGCGTCATATACCGGGAACATGAGCCAGCAGCTGTGCGCCCGAGGATGGAAACGCCTGCCGAACAACGGCCGTCCCGCAAAGGGCGACATCCTGCTCAACGACGTGCACCACGTGGCCGTCTACCTCGGCGGCGGCAAGCTCGCCCAGGCCAGCATCGACGAACGCGGCCGGGCCAGCGGCGGCCAGTCCGGCGACCAGACAGGCTATGAGACCAATATCCGCAGCTATTACAACTATCCGTGGTCCTGTTATCTCAGGTACGCGGGCTCGACCGAACAGGAGGACGACATGACACCAAACGACGTATGGAACGCCGGTCTCGGACAGGAGGGCACCTACGGCAAGGACGACATCCCCGCGTGGATGCACCTGTCGTTCGCGCACTACGACACCGCCAGGCTGTTCGCGATTCTGGGCCGCACCGACGACGCGGGACTGGGCGACGGCACATCGGGCAACATCTACGAGCGCACCGTCAACATCGACAAGCGCGTGCGTGACATGGCCGGCATGCTGTCCCGCACGGACGACGCCGGCACGGGCGACGGGACCGACGGGGATCTCTACACGCGCGTGGTCAACATCGACAAGAGGGTCAGGGAGATGACCGCGACGATCGCCGCGCAGGCCGCCGCGATCGAGGCCCTGTCCAAGGCGCTCGGCCAGGATCCCGTCGACATGGCCGACGTGGTCGAACAGGCCGTCAGGGAAAAGCTCGACAGCCTCACCATCAGCCTGTCCACCAACACCATCACCGCACCCAAGACAAAGAAGGAGACCGAATGAGCGACGAAACCACGGATCCGGCCCAGAACCGAGTCGAGACCCACACCACCGACCTCACCGAAAGCCTGCCGCCCGACGTGCAGGAGATCTGGTACAAGGGGCAGCGCGTGCTGAGGACCATCGTCCAGATCGTGATCGCGTTCGCCCTGAGCGCGCCGACGATCACCGCGATCATCGACGCCCTGGGCATCCCGGTCGACACGCACATCGGTGCGTTCCTCGCCTCGATCGGCGTGGCCACCACCGCCATCGCCGCGGCCATCACCCGAGTCATGGCCATCCCCACGGTCAACCAGTGGCTCGTGAGCATCGGCCTCGGCAGCGTGCCCAAGGACAGCCTCAACCACTAG